ACATCAAGCCTGGCTCTCGCGGTGCGGTGTCCGAGCTTATCCCGCTCCACCCGAGCCGCATGACGGTACGGCGTCTCCAAAATGGTCGCCTTCGCTACATCTACAGCGACCCCAACGGTGGGCAGAAGACATACCGGCAAGACCAGATCTTCGCCATCCGCTACCTGACGCAAGACGGAGTGTCGTGGTACACCCCGACGACGCTGTCGCAGGAGACGATCGCCCTGGCACGGGCTGCCGAGATCCACACGGGTGCGTTCTTCGGCAACGGTGCGAAGCCCGGTACGGTGCTGGAGTCAGCGAACCCGCTGAAGCCGGACGTGATGAACAGTCTTCGTCGCCAGTGGGACTCGATCCACCAGGGTGCGGGCTCGTCGAATAAGACGGCGATTCTGCCACACGGCATCACGATGAAGGCGTTGAACCCGGAGAGCAACACGTCAGCTCAGCTGCTTGAGACTCGTCGCTTCAGCGTGGAGGAGATTGCCAGAGCGTACCGCGTTCCGCCGTCGATGATCGGCGTGGACGGTTCGTCCTACAACAGTCTGGAGCAGCAGAGCCGCGACTTTGTGACCTACTCGCTCACGCCTGACCTTCAGCGTTGGGACGGGGCAGCTACCCGCGATCTTATAGACGACGACAACAAGTATTTCACGGAGTTCGACACCTCGGGCTTGCTGCGGGCTAACGCTCAGGCTCGCTCGCAGTACATCCGTGAGCTGTGGGGCATGGGCGTCCTGTCGATCAACGAGATCCGCGACATGGAGGGCTTGAACCCGCTGCCTGACGAAGAGGGCGAGAAGCGGTTCGTCCAGACCTCGTACGCTCTGCTTGACGGGTTCACCGAGGAGAATCCGACAGGTCAGTCGACGCCGGTCGTCGAAGAAATCATCGTCGAGGACGGTCCTGTGGACAGTGTTGACGACGAAGACGGTAAGATGGAATCACCGCCAACCGAGGAAACCGAAGAATGACTTTGATCTCCCAGAACGACACGTCCGGCATTTGCCCGATCAAGTGGGCTAAAGAGGTCGTGCAAGTGGTCGCCGAGAAGTCGCCGCTCATCGCGGACGCCTTCGACCCCATGGCGACAACCAGCGACACTCGCGTGACGTACATGAGCTTCCCTCCAATCGCCACAGCGGACCCCGAGTTCCCCGGCGGCGTTGTCACCCCGACGGACCCGACGTACGTCGAGAAGCAGCTTGCCTCGCTGTCCGTTCGCGGTCAGGTTGTCGCGTCGAACGAGTGGCTCGCCGACATCGGCGACAGCAAGCGGGCTCAGTTGACTAGGCTCATGGCGTCGTCGGCGTTACAGGAGGCGGCTCTTCACGTTTGGTCTGCCGCGGCATCGCTGCCCACTGCGGTGACGGCGGGCGGCAACACGATGGACTCGATCACACTGAGCGACCTGGCGGACATGACCGCTCTCATCGCCCCCGACGCGGTGCCGAACGCGAAGTTCTACATCCCGTCAGTCGCATGGGGCAGAATCGCCAACCAGGCTGGCATGTCGTTCGACGCTCCTCGCAGCCGCAACGCCGTGGCGAGTGTCCTCGGCTTCGACGTGTGCCTGCACTCGATCCCCGCCCCCGGTGCCGGCAGTGTTGGCGTTCTGTTCGGCGACGCCTCGAAGGGCTTCGCGTTCGGCACGCCATCCGACAACGACCCCGTCGTTCGGATCAGCGACCAGCCTCTCGCAGCCACGGACCAGTCCATCGTCTCGGTGTTCTGGCGGATCGTCATCGGTGCCCTCGACAACTCGGGCGGTATGACCTGTCTCAAACTCGCTTCCTAGGAGCCTAACTGATGCCCCCGATTGATCGCAACTCCAAGGCGTTCGTGGCGACCGTCCATTCGACGGTTGCAACGGCGACACCGATCCGCTGCGACGACTTCGCGAGTGCTGTCGTGCTGTTCGACGCTGTGCTGGCGTCCTCGGCGTCCCTGAACTTCTACGTCAGCGACGTGAAGTCTGGGACATACCGTCTGCTCAACGACTCGACGGGCACCCCTGTGTCGGTCAGCATCCCCGCACCTGGCTCGGACCCCGTGGCGTTCCCGCTGCCAGACGCACTGTTTGCGGCGGCGTGGGTCAAGCTGGTTCCGACGGGTTCCGCGATTGACGGGGCGACCTGCACTCTCACCGTGAAGTCCTAGTATGGCTCCGATGAACAACCGGCTACTCGTAGCCAACCAACCTGCCGTCGGCGGGCTCTTGGACCTTGTGCCTGGAGCCGCCGCCGCCTACTCGCTCCGCAGTCTGTCCAACACCTACACCGATCCCGTGGTCACGGTCCGGCGTAGCAGCGACGACACCGAGGACTCGTTCACTGCGACGGAGGTCAGCGACGGGACGCTGGCTGCTTTCTGCGGGGTCGGCGACGGGTTCGTGAAGCAGTGGTGGGATCAATCTGGCAACACTCGCCATGCCATCCAGACGACGACAACCTATCAGCCGCAGATTGTCAGCGGCGGTGCTGTGACTCTGAAAGATGGCAAGCCAGCGTTGCAGTTCGACGGCGTGAACGACAGGTACAAAGTCGGATTCACACTTGGTGCTTACATAAGCATGTTCAGCGTCGTTTCCGTAAACGCAACTAACGACTTTATTTTTGATTCTTACGATACAGCCAACATCAATAGCGTTTATCTAGCGTCATCGGAAAGCTTCCGTTTTTTAATGAATCTAATAAGCGGCGGTGCAATGCCGTATAGGCCGTACACGCTGGCATCGCAGGCATTGCTTTCGATGATTCATTTCAGCGATGACATAAGAAATGCTTGGGTAAATGGAAGCGATTCTGGATACACACTCGCTGGAAGCCACCCGACAGTAGCCCCAATGAACGGAATAACCATTGGGTGTGCTGGCAGTGATAACCTATTCCTTGACGGCACATACCAAGAACTCATTGTGTATGAGACTGACCAGACCGCCAACCGTGAACTCATCGAAGGCAATATCTCCTGGGGGTGGTCATGAGTCTAGCAGCGAAGTTGCCGTATGATCACGCCTACGCGGGCGGCTTTCCTGGCTTGGGAGCCCAACCGCTCCCGCAGGACGCGGACTGCCTCGACTACCTCGGTCGCATGGCTGTCGCCGATGGTGCGGGTGTCGAGGTCTCCGTCGCGAACGCGGTGGACGCCTTCATCTCGGGAGCCAAGGACGCCGGCGTGTGGGACTCGATCCGTGCCTCCTGTGTACTCGCCGGTGCGAGGACGCTCGCGGGTGCGTTGGTTCCGCTGCGGGACTACGGACCGGAGCTGTGGACAGAGCAGAGCCCAGAAATCGTTAACGATGCAAGCTCTTGCGGTAGCTGGGACGCCGCTACGCTAACCATGACGAACTCTTGCGTTGGCAGTTCTGGTGCCCATCCGTTATTTCAGTTCAACATGGGTCTTTCGGCTGCAAAGTCTTACACTGTGCTGGGGAGACTCTCTGGCGACACATCACATATTCATTCTGTGTGGCTTGGCACCGCGACACAGTTGAGTTACGACAAGGCAACTGGCGTGATTTCTGGCACCGCAACGCCGTCGGGGGCGGCATCCAGTAAGTTGCTGTTCTACTACAATACAACCGCCGCCCCTACCGCCGTCACCATCGAGTCCCTCTCGGTCCGCGAGGTAATCGCCGCCCCAACGAATGTCGCGAACGGCTTTGTTGAGGGCGACTACAGCCGAACCGCAGGGCTCACAGGGGATGGGGCAACGACGTATCTGGACAGCGGAAGAAACAACAACGCAGACCCGCAAGATTCGGTTCATCATTCAATCTGGGTATCGGCACAGGGATTAGCAGTCTCCGTTCCGATTGGTGCGGGCTTTAATCTTACCGGCGCTACTCGCTGCGCCGTAAGTTTCGGCACCTCAGTAGTCACGCCACGCATCCGAGAGTCGGCGGCGCAGCCAGGTATTAGCGACGCCCCTCTATCGGGATCATTCTTTGGCTACAGACGGTCAGCGGCTGCGGCATCGCTGACTAGGATAAACGGTTCAGACTATGCTCGCACTACTACGTCTGAGGTTCCGTTTGATGGAAATGTTTTTGTTTTTGCCGACAACAACAATGGATCTCCGACTGCATACACAGGTGCAACACTCGCCTTCTACTCCATCGGCACCTCGTTGTCCCTTGAAGACCTTGACACCTCGGTGACCGACCTGATGAACCGCATTCGCTTCGCCCTTGTCACCGGCGAGAATCCAGCGGGGCTTGATCCTGCGACTATCGACTACGTTCTACGAGGCTACGACGCCGGGGGGACACTTGCATGACCGCTAAGGCACGAATCTCGGCGATCAACCGCTTCATCAGCGGATGCAAAGCCGACGGAATCTACAACGACCTCCAGGCAGCGTGCGTAATGGCGGGCTGGGACGGACTCGCGGGTGCGTTGACTCCGCTGGTTGGTGCGAGCCCGACGAATAACGGGTTTGTCGATGCCGACCTCGATAGAGGGCTCGGGCTGAAAGGCGATGGGGCAACGACCTATCTGGATAGCGGGCGGGCGAGTGATGCAGACCCACAGAATGACACACATTGGTCCGTTTACCCCACTGCTCTTGGCACAAGCGGCAGAGCCATTATCCACACGGATTACTTTA